CGAACCGGGCCAAAACTGCATTTGCTTGTTTGTCACGGCCTTTGCAATATCTTCAATGGTATGCGTTTGTCCAGCGTGAAGCAATGCCGCCTCAAGGTAAGGCTTGCATCGCTCCCAGTGCTGAAGATCAAACTTTGTCATTGGATAGAAAACAAGCCGCCTGAATCTACGTTTTGTGGCGTGAAACTTGATAAAAGACCTTGGACTGGTTCGCCACTACCTAACTGCCCAAGATAGTAGTTATATGGCTGCAAAGTCATATTCTGCGCGGCCTGGTTGTAGCTTGAAAATAGCTGCGCTTCGGGTGATGCGCTAATGGATTGGCGAATATCTGACAGCGGAACACCTTTGTTGTACTCGCCAAGCCAATAACCGTAATCGGCTTGCGTTGGCATCCTTCCAAGTGACATGCGGTAAGTGCGGTTTAGCAACGCTTCGGGTGATGTGCCAATAGATTCCTGAATCGCGCCAGCATCAACGCCTTTGGCGAGTTCACCGCCCCAGTAATTCAGATCAGCTTGCGTTGGTGCACGTCCAAGTAAACCTTGATACCAAGCCGTTACTTGTTGATCATAAGGATTGACAACGGGTTGCTCAATAACTGGTTGTTGAACAACGGGTTGTTGAATAACGGGTTGCGTCGGAACATTCAAAAGGCTATCCGTTACCGATCCACCAGGCAGTAAAGTGGAGCGATCATCAATGAAATTATCCTTGCCCATTTCGAGCAAACCCGTGTTGCCGCCAGCACCTGGCGTTACCGTTCCAGGTGTATTTGGATTCGGCGTTAAGGTTGCAAGATCCGGTGGAATTGGTTTTTTATCAACGGGCGGTAAGTTTGAATCGCTTGGCTTTGGCTCGGCTGGCTCAACGGCTGGCCGCCACTTGTCTCCTGATGGCAGTACATAGGGTGTCACTTTGCCCGTATTGGTAAACAGTAAACCTTCAGGCCCGAAACCGTAACGGGTGTAATCACCAGCGTATGGCGTATACGTCCGTTCCGCCAAACCTGTCTGGGTAATGCCTTGCGTTGTACGTTTAGCGCCTACTTGACGCGCTGCGTTAATGTCAATCTCTGGTTGCGCTGAACGTAGAAACTCGCTGCGCAGTTTCTCAGGGCTTGCTAATTCGTTTTGCGCCCAATCCCAGTACGCTGTTTCATTGGGTTGCGGCGCGCGCCCCAAGACTGACGTGTAAAGCTCAGGTATCGCGTCACGCAAGAACGCGCTACGCAACTGTGCTGGCGTCCACTTTTCGTTGTTGGCGGACATAAGCCACCAGTTCACCTCATCGTCACGCGGCGCTCTGTTGAGTGCTTGCTGGTACAAAGCCTGAATGTCTTGTTTCGTTGCCATGTCTGCCTCTAAATCGACGTTGCACTGATGACGCCAGAATTATTAACCGTGATGCTGTATCGCGTTCCGTTTGGCGAGCGAAGGATCAACCGCATACCCTCCACAAACTCAACGTCTTGCAACTTCTTTAAGTTCAACGCATCGGCACTTTCCAAAGCGCGGTTGCGTTCACGCTCAAGCGGTTGCGAATAAGTATTTGGCGGCGTCGGTAATCTCATCGCCCGCTGCCTGGTACAGCGTCCAAGCGGATCGTGCCAACACGCCAATCAGCATCAGCATTACCGACAACGCGCATTGCCACTTGGCGGCCTGTGAACCGCGCATTCGTGTACGGTTGCATGGTATAGGGGCCATAGGTTGTGCTTGATGATTCTGGCGTTGGCTTCGTGTAAAACGTTAACTTCACTTGGCCTTGTGACTTTTCATCCGGCAATATTTGCCGCACTGCCATAAAGCGATCACCCGTTGACAGCTCAACCGGGCCTGATTCCGCGTAACGCGTGGACGTGATAGGGGTTCCGTTATCTGTCCATCCGTTTTCGTGCTCGTACAGATAGCCGTCCGTGCCAACCGCCAAAGGATTTGTGAATACGCCTGAATCCGTCCAGCATGTGCGGGCTAACGCGCCAATCGCCCAATGGTTCTCGCGATAATTCCAAATGATGTACCGATCACACTCATTGCTATCGGCTGACGGGTAAAACCACCACACTTCGCCAAACGCTGAATTGTGGCCTGAGTAAATCTTCGCCACTTGATCAAGGTTGATGTCCGTAAACACATAGTCGCCAACCGAGCAAGGTAACGGTTGCAGCTGGCCGTTGAACAGGAAAAACGACTTGTCGCTCATCCATACCGCGCCACCCTCGATCACGGCAACGGCTTGAGGGCCAATCAAACCGCAAAACGAACCCACTTTTTCCTGACCATAAACCAATGGCGGCCCAAGGTAATTCATCACATGAGCATCAGTCTCGGTAAGGATCAAGACCTGTCCGCGAACGCGCTTTGCCGCCAAGATCCGCCCGTTAGTCTGTAACTCTAACGCGCCCGCGGTATTCGTTCCTGATGGCGTCCAAACCGTGTTGTCCTCTTGATCTGACCATTGCACTAAACGCGGGTTACCGCCAGCGCCAAGGGCAAACAGGTAACGCTCTGGCGTAACGATCAATGCCGTGTTATCAACTGGCGCGTTCGTGATGACAGCGGCAATTGATCCGACGTTGTTTTGCCACTCGTAAAGTTTTCCGTCTGAGTTGGCGCACGCCACAAGGTACTCGCCCCAGTTATCAAGCGACCAGGTTGTGGCATCGAGTTCCGCGCCAACGCTTCGCTTAGTTCCGTAAGTGGATGCGCCGTAATTGGCTGCGCCGTAACCGTAACCCGTGAACGATGATGATCTGCCAGTTGTATAACCGGATGGCGTGATGTTGTAAAAGTTTCCGCCATTCCAAACGTAAAGTCTGGAGTGCGTTCCTACGGCAAGCCAACGGTCATAATCGTTGTCCCGCCAACTGAACATGCCACGCGCTGAACCTGTAAACGTATCGCCTGACGCTTTCACCCACCCGCCAACAGGACGCATGGTTCCTTCGTACCACCTAACCAGATTGGCGTCCCAATACTTACCAGCGGCCTGGTAATTGGTGCCGTTCCTGTATACGCCTGGCGGTATTTTGAGCGGTGCAAGCATGTTTATCTCATCATAAGTGCTTCAGCTTCACGCCTACGCGTTAAACCACGCATCACACGTCCGCGTGACTTGTTCCACTTCACGCACTCTTCACGCGCCCCTGCCCAGTCGCCTGCGTCGATGCGTCGCTTGAACGTTGAGATCCGATAGTTCCCTAGTCCGCAATTGTATGCCCACGACAGGACAGCTGCGAATCGGCGTGGCGCGGCGGAAACAAGCCTCGGTGATAGTTTGATAAGTCCTGTGGCAAAGTGAATCAGGTGAGCCTCTAAGCGTTTCTCGCATTCCGCCATCGACCAAACGGTTGTTGGCGTTACGTCCGGGCCTGTTGTCCCAAACCCTATCGTGTAAGGATCGCCATTGGAACCAGGATCGGGATACGCGGCAACCATACCGTTTGGCAATACCTTAGCGCATCCCTCAAACGGAACCACCAATAAGTCTTTGGCGATCTTGATGGCTTCTTTCATTGTTTCTGGTACTTCTCAATGGATCGGCCAACAAACCAGAATGACACGCACATGGTGAAAAGGCCAAAATCATCCGAGTCCCATGATTGGTTTAACACGTCCTGCCAACTTGCTTGCGATTCAAACGCAAGGTATATGGCGGCAACCTTCACGGCTGCGTACATAAAGAAAAGCGACCAGGTGATGCCTGGCCGAACTAATGCTGATATGGCCGCCACGAACCAACCAGCGGATTTGGCGGTTTCGGCTTGCTCTTCAAATGCGGCCTTGATCGTATCGAGTTGCGCAATGGAATGATCAACGTACTTCTCTTCCATCTTGAACTGGCCGCGCATTTTCTCCAAATCGGTTTGGAGTTGAAACATATTCAACTCATGCTGCCGTTCGTTCTTTTTATCCATGAACTTTAGGATCTCTGGCGCGAGCCTGAATAGGCCGCCAAAGATCGAACCGAGAAGTCCACCGGATAACAGGTCAAACATATCAGTGCAACTTGAACGTTGTATTGATTAGCAACAGGATAATGGCTCCTGCGCTTGCGATAAGGATTTGCTCCAAACGCTTTAAGCGGGCGTTGATGCCCGCGTAACGTTCAGCGCAGACTGCTTCATGCGTTGACAATTTAGCCTCCACGTCTTTAGCGTTTGGTTCCACGGTTTACGCTCCAAGCGAATCGCCGCCTATCGAATCAGCGGCAATGATTTCAACAGTTACAACTTCATCCACCGTTGTTGCATACTTACCCTCAACCCATGTCTTGTCAGAGTGGTTCCAGTTCCATTGGTAACCTGCCCTGTCTGCTGGCTTTGGTGGACGTACAACCCACTCATGCGACCACCAAATAACTTCCATACCTTCAGGGCAGTCCGGTGCATCAGGCACTTGTACCCAACCATCTGTGCCGTCAGTCTCAGGCTTGGGTATTGATCCGTTTTTACTGTAGAGCATGGTTGATTCCTATTGCAGAGGGAACGGCGCTGATGGGGATGCAGTGATAGTTCTTGCTACACCTTTGGTGATGCGAAGGTCATCAATATATCCATACCATTCATAAGCTGTTGTCCCGCCCCACCTACCTACATAGAAAATTGAGCCAACATCAAGAAACGCACCTGATTGGGTTGCTTGAGAAACTGTTTTAGAAACCCCATCAACATACATAGAAATTACGTTGCTGCTGTTTCTTGTTATTGCTATGTAATACCACTGATTTTGAGAAAACGATTGAGTACAACTTGCTACAGTGCCAGCCGTAGTTCCTAACTGAAACTCAATACCTGAAGAGTTGATAAACAAATACTTACTTGAGCCAGGAGATCCGCTGTTGTAATCACTAAGAAGTGCTCTGTAGTTTGCTTGTGCAGCAGTAAGGTAAACCCAGGCTTCAATGGTGAATGGCTCTGATGAACCAATACTCCAATTACCAGCTTTGGGGACAGTAAGCCAATCCCCCGTCCCATCAAAGTAAATACTCCCACCACCCCACTTGCTCTGTGCAGTGCTGATCTGTGCATTGCCCTCTGTCTCCAGCACGTTCTTCGCAGTGGCATCGACGACACCAGCGTTGGTGAAGTTGAGGAGGAGGGAGGTTGCAGATCCAGCAAAACTCGTGTTTATGTTGTTGGTACTGGGGTATGAACCAGCAGAGTCAGCGCCGGAAGTCGCTAAAGGTTTGGTTGGTGGTGTGAAGTTGCCTGTGTAGACAGCAGTGCCTTTAACGATGCGAAGATTGGATATGTATCCAAACCACCAACGACCTGCTGATAATTCCGTTGTGTTACCAATAATAAATGATGTTGTTGCGTTGTAATCAGTTCCTAAAGAAACGGGAGTTCCGTCTGATGATCCATTAATGTACAGAGAAAGCGTCCCGCTGTTTCTTACAAACGCAATATGGTTCCACGTATTTATTGGAAGGCTTGAGCTGCTTGTAAGTGCGAATGATGAGCTGGCCCCGTTATACCACGCTATTTTTGTTCCCGTTGCATCGCCAATAATTTGAAATGTATTTGTGCCGCCGCCATTAAAATCGCCACACGGAATCATATAAGCCGTATTAGCGTTTTTCCACAACCACATTTCAATCGTGAAGTTTCCACTTCCGAGATGCAATGCCGTCTGATTACCTGCATCTAAATAATCATTCGCCCCATCAAAGTACCCGCTACCACCCACTGCGGCAGCACTGTAGGAGGACGTTGGTGCGAAGGGGGAGAAGGGGGTGACGGAGGGTGAACCGTTGACTGTTAATGTTTTAGCAGCAACCTGTGTATTGGTGTCAATAAAACGGTTGCTCTGACAGGTCAACAGTTTCGTGTTGGTTATGGCAGTAAGCGGCGAAGTTGGAACCGTTAAGGTCGATAAAGTTGGATCGTAGACAGCAGACCCAACAACAACCCTTGCATTACTGATATAGCCACCAACACACGCACCAGTAGCATCACCACCAATGCCAAGAGCGGCGGTTGAATTAAAAAACGTTGCAGATAAGGTTGAGTTATGTACTCTGCTGCCGTCAATAAAAATGGCAAATTGATTAGTGCCTGTGCCCGATCGACAGGCGACAATGTGATGCCATGAATTTGTTGATAGCGTTCCTGTTTGTGCTAGATCAGTCTCGTTTGTGCCGTTTGTCGAATATGTGAACGTAAGCGCATCTGTCGTAAGAAAACCAAACTTGAAATTCTTTTGACCTGATGCCCATTGCCCAATGACTGACGAATAGCTTTCTCTTGATTCAAACCAAAACCAGCACTCAATACAAAAATTCGACGAACCAATATCGAAGTCAGCACTATCGGCGGCAGTAATGTAATCAACCGTCCCGCCAAAGCGATTCCCCCACCCAGTCTGTGAAAACGGGCTAAAGGTTCCCTGCGTTACATCACCGTTGCGAGTAATGGTGAAGTTGTTAGTGGAGGAGTCTAAGAACGTGTTGTTCTGTGCGCCGTTAGTGCCGTTGCCGGGGAGCAGCAGAGAGACAAGGTTGAAATACTGATCTTTGATCAGGCCGGACGTGAACCCATAAACGTTAGCAATGGCCGCGCCAAGTGTTGAAAGAACAGGCATATTCGCTGCTCCTTACGCAAACTTCGTTTGGGATGCAAGGATCGTGTAAG